GTTCACGATTTCAGCACCATGTGTGGACTCCGCCATGTCGCCCTCAACGGCGCCCTGCGTGAGTTGGCCGACCTCAACCGTCTGGTCATCCACACCGACAAGGACCTCAAAGCGAACCCTGCGCCCCCGGATGCCCTTCAGAGCCTCTTCGTCCCCATTGGGGGCACGGCAGTCCTCAGTCTTATCGACGTCGACTACTATGCTAACATGCCTGCCCAGATCTCTGCGACGCCCGTACCATACGTCCTCTACACTTTTACCCCTGAAACCGCTGGCCGCTCTGACGGAGATTGCGCCTACACTTTCAGCGGCAATGAGGTCACTTGCTACTCCCCGGGCGCGGAGCCCTATTCCCATGAACTATGGGATTACAATGAGCCCCTCGTTCGATGCCAGTCGTGGTGGGGTTCGGGTATGGCCATCTGTGAGGTTACCAAGCGAACAATTTTCCCTGAGCGCTCCTTAGTCCTAATCGTCCCGACACACTACGTTCCCTTCCCCTTCTCGATCTTGTATAAGTGGGTCGTAAAGGGTACCCCGCTCAAGCGCTTCCAGCCACACGTCCCCTCTGTGTCCGGCGGTCCAGGCTTCACCAAGTTCAACATCCACACCGATTCGGGTCTTGAGGTAACACTCGCCCCGAGCGGTTCTGCCACGTCCGCGACCCTGCCCCAGTCTGATCTGGACATTGTCACGACCCATGTGATCAACTCCCCTTCTGCTTTGAACGCCCACACGATTCAATCTATCATTGAACGCAAGGGCGAGTCGAAGTACCGGGAAGCGATCATCCTGGCAAATTGGTTGAAGTCGCAGACCCGCCCCCACACCTCTCCCCGCGTCACCGCACACAACTGGACCCGTAATTATGCAATGCACGTCGCGCGCTGCTTGGAGCCCAACAAGCCAACCATGTACTCCTTCATGGACCCAATAGTAGACGGCGCCTACGTTCCGTACCGCACTCGAGACAACGAGCAGCGTGGAATCAATGGCAGGATATTGGAGATAGCAACCAACAAGAGAGCGTCTGAGGAGAACATGAAGCTGGGCCGTGAGTTCATCGCCCTCACCAAGCCAAAGAAACTGCTTCGTCCCTAT